GGCTACCAGTTGCAGGGCATCTGGGGCGGCCGCCGATACGGGGTCAAATGACGACCCAAGAAAGGAAATCTTATGAACAACATCGACGCCAAAATCACCGCCTGGCAGCTAGGCCCCGTCACCATCATGCGAGGCACCGCCACGCCCGGCCGTGACGTGACGCACCCGGAATGCTTCGGCCGGTTCACTGTCGTCGCCCTCTCCTACGGCGGCGCGATCCGCAAGTGCATGCGCCGCGTCGCCCAAATGTGCGCCAAGCACTCCGCATGCGAACATCTCGACCGGCAGGAGGCACGGGCGTGAGAGTCACCGAAGGCGTCAGGAAGATCATCGTGGAATGGCACGGCAAGGGCGTGCCGCCGGAAGAGACCGCGCGATCCCTGCGCATCCCCATCGACGAGGTGAAGGCCATCATCCTGCAAGCCCACCCGGCACCCGCGCCGGAAAAACCCGCCGGCATCGGCGACAATAGAAGAGAAAGTTAAGGAAAGTCAGCAAACCGTTGAAAACAAGCCGTTCCCGGCCAATCCACCACGTCGGGAACGGCTTCGGGAAAGTAAAAGCCCCCACCTTTCGGCAGAGGCTCGCATTGTCCAACAAGCGAGTATAGCACCAGCGAAAGGGCGGGGATGATGGAACAACGAACATGCGCGGCCTGCGGCAAAGCGGCCGGCGACGCGAACCTGTGCAAGGAATGCGTCAAGGACTGGGCGAAACGCCTCGCATGGCTCCTGAAGGCCGGCATGCCAGCCCTCCAACAGATCGCCTACAAACAAGCCACCACCCGCGAACGCTCGCCACGCCACGGCAACAGGGCATACGCGGCCCCGCCGGTCAACGAAGCCGCCCAAGCCCTGTACTCCGCAGTGGAAACGCACCTGCAACTCACCGGCGGCATGCTCGGCGTCAAACCGATCGGCCACGACCGATACGACCGGCCCCGCACCCTCATGCAATGGGCCGACATCACCCGCCTGCTGCTGCACCACATGCCCGACCTCGCACGACTCGACACGGCCGGCGACCTATACGCCGACCTGATCCGCCTATCGGAAAAGGTCGAAACCGCCACCACGCACGCCGGCGAGCGCCGTCTTGTCGGCGTATGCCCCAACTGCCTGAACACGAAGGGTGACGACGACGAGCCGATACGCACGCCGATCTACGCCGCCCGCTCCGCGCGGTATACGGTGTGCCCCGAATGCGGCGCATGGCTCGACCTGAAGCGCGTGCGGTTGGAGTACCTGCGCAGCGCGGGGCTCATGCACATCACGCGCACGCAGGCCGACGCCGCCCGATGGGTGCGGGAGAACACGGGTGTGAGCGTGACGGGCAAGGACTTGGCGAACTGGCGCAGCCGGGGCAAGATGCCGTCCACGCGGCGCATCGACCGGCATTATTGGGAGTGGAACATCATGGAGCTGTTGGCCTGCGCGCAGGATCGCGCCGAGCGCGACGGCGGCGACGTTTGAACGTGAGACGGTTTCGTGTTACGCTGTCGCGTGTAATCGGAGTATCGGAAAAGCCTGTCCCATCGGGGATGGGCTTTTTTCGTATCCGATCCCCTTGGATGGTTGGCCGAGCGGTCGAAGGCACCCGCTTGCTAGGCGGGCAGGCATGACAACCGACCTCATGCTTCGCGGGTTCGAATCCCGCACCATCCGCCAGCCGCCGCCGGCACCGTGCGCAACCGGCGTATGCGGCACCCGAGAAACCACCACAGACAGACGCCTCGCCGGCGGTTCTTTCCTCTTCTTCCCGCCGGCGAGCGCAGTCTGTCGATCCGTACAGGCGTTCGATTGGAGGCGTGCGTGGGCAATCCGCGGTACAGCAATGGCTATCGCCGCCGGCACGAGCGCGAGCGGTGGCGGCACATGCGGGCCGACTGCTACATCTGCCATCGGCCCATCGACTACGAGCTCAAGGCACCGCATCCATACAGCTTCGTCGTGGACGAGACCATCGCCCTGGCGCGCGGCGGCACGCTCACGCACGACAACAGCGGGCCCGCGCACCGATGGTGCAACGCCATCAAAGGCACGCACAGTCTGGCATGGGCGCGCGAGCGCGTCGCCCAGCTCATCGCCCAGGGCAAAGCCCCGCAGCGCATCGCGCCGGTCTCGGCCGGGCCGATCCGCTGCTCGGACTGGTTCGGGGGTGGGGAGTAGACCCCACCCGGCCCCGCCGGGGCGACCACGGGCAAAGCGCCGTTTTTCCCCCGGGCTTTTTCCACACTTGAACGGAGGCCGTCTTGGTGTCCAGAACGTCGAAGACCCCTCGCTCGAAGAGCGCGTCGAAGTCCCATAGGGTCAGCAATGCCGCCGCTTCCGGGGATCGTCGCCGCCTCCTGGTGGCGATGCGCAACCTGATCGCCGAAAAGCTCGACGAAGGGTCGATAAGCTCACGCGACCTCGCGTCATTGACGAAACGGCTCGCGGACATGAGCGCCGAGATCGAGGCGATCGACAAGGCGTCGAACGGGCACGATCCGGCCATGCAGGCCCTGGACACGGAGGACGAACGATTGGATGAACACGAGGATTGACGGGGCGAGCTGCCAGATCATCCCCGACGATTTGTACACCAGCGGAGAGCCGAGCCTCAACAGGCTCGCCGCAGCGGCGGGCGACCGGTTCGACGTCTGGCAGCGGCAGATCAACCGGATCATCCTCGCGAAAAGCGCCGACGGCTTCTGGAGCGCCCGCAACGCCGTGCTGTCGATCCCGCGCCAGACCGGCAAGACCTACGACATCGGCTGGGTCGCGATCCACCGCGCCGCCCGAACCCCCGGCATGCGCATCGTGTGGACGGCCCAGCACTTCAGCGTCATCAAGGACACGTTCGAAAGCCTGTGCGCGATCGTCCTGCGCCCCGAAATGAGCGGTCTCGTTGACCCCGACCACGGCATATCCCTGGCCGCCGGCAAGGAGGAGATACGCTTCCGCAACGGGTCGCGCATCTTCTTCCGCGCGCGAGAACGCGGCGCATTGCGAGGCGTCAAGAAGATCGCCCTGCTCGTCATCGACGAGGCCCAGCACCTGTCCGACTCGGCGATGGCGTCGATGCTGCCGACCCAGAACCGCGCCTGGAACCCCCAGACCATCTACATGGGCACCCCGCCCGGGCCAAGGGACAACGGCGAAGCGTTCACCCGCCTCAGGGACAAAACGCGCGCCGGCCGCACCCACAGCACCCTCTACGTCGAATTCACCGCAGACCGCGACGCCGACCCCCTCGACCGCCAGCAATGGAGGAAAGCCAACCCCAGCTACCCGTCCCACACCAGCGACGAATCCATCGCCAACCTGTGGGAGAACCTCACCGGCGACGACTTCCGGCGCGAAGCCCTCGGCATCTGGGACGAACACGCCCTCAGCCAAGCCATCGACCGCCGCCAATGGGAGGAAGCCACCATCGAGCGCCGCCGCCCCGGCGGCGTCATGAGCTTCGGCATCGACATGAACCCCCAACGCACACGCCTGACCATCGGCGCATGCATGCGATACGACGACAACACCGCCCACATCGAACTCGCCGAATACAGGGACACCAACCACGACGGCACCATGTGGGCCGTCAACCTCATCGACAAGGTCTGGGAACAAACCGCCGCGCTCGTCATCGACGGGCAAAGCCCCGCCACCGCGCTCCTGCCCGACCTCGCCCAGGCCGGCGTCACCGTCACCGTCACCGCCGCCACCGACATGGGCCGCGCCTGCGGACGCCTCCAGGACATGCTCAGAGACGGCACCCTCACCCACCTGCCCGAAGACGGCCAACAACCACTCTGGCAAGCCGCCAACAAAGCCACCACACGCCCCATCGGCAAAAACGGCCTCTTCGGATGGAACCGACCCGACGACGACACCGACATCAGCCCACTCAACGCCGTCACCCTAGCCCTCCACGGGGCCATGACCACCAGAAGAGACCCCACCGCACAACAGGAAGCATGGTACTAATCATGAACACCGACGACGTCCCCATCCTGCGCGGACAAGCCGGCTGGCTCGCCATCGAAAGCGCCTACGCCAACACCATCACCGGCGTGGACCCCGACGACCAACCCACCATCAACGAACTCCTCAAACAATGGCGACGCCACTACACGCGCAACACCCTGCGCACCAGCTACTACCTCGCCCACTACCACTACAAAGGCGTCGCCTACAGCATCCCACCGGCCATGAAAGCCCTCGCCAAACCAATGATCGGCTGGCCCAACAAAGCCGTCCGCGCGCTCGCCGACCTTTCCGTGTTCGAAGGCATCGACGCGCCCGAAACCCTCCAGACGCAGGTGGACGACCTCGTCGCGGCGAACACGTTCGGCGTGAAAATCCAGCAGGCCATCGTGTCCGCGTACACGCACGGATGCAGCTTCATGACCATCTCCGGCGACGGCGACGACATACGGATCACGCCACGCGCCGCCGACTGGAGCAGCGCCATATGGGACTGGGGCAACGACAGGATCGGCGCGGCCATGACCATCCGCGACAAAGACAAAGACGGCTACATCACCCGCTTCGACGTATGGCTGCCAGGCAAGGTCTACCTGTGCCGCCGCAACGGCGGCACATGGCAGGCCGAACGCATCGAAACCGGCTTCGACCGCCCCACCGTCGTGCCGATCGTCAGCGACCAGCAGCTCTACCGCCCCCTCGGCTCCAGCCGCATCACCCGCCCGCTCATGGCCCTCACCGACCTCGGACTGCGCACCCTCGTGCGCATGGAAGCGACCGCAGAATTCTACGCGGCACCACGCATATGGTTCCTCGGAGCCAACAAAGGACAGGTAAGCCCCGACACATGGGGCAGCATCGTCAGCGTCATCAACGGCATCCCCGCCGGCCGCAACGGCGAAAAACCCGAACTGCGCCAACTCACACAGGCCTCGATGCAGCCACACTCCGACATGCTCAAAACCGTCGCCCTCATGGTCAGCAGCGAAACCGACATCCCCGTCAACGACCTCGGCATCACCATGGACAACCCCGCCAGCGCCGAAGCCATGGCCGAAGCCGAACGCAAACTCTCCCGCACCGCCGACCGGCAAAACAAACGCTTCGGCGAAAGCATCAAAAGCATCCTCGCCATGGCGCTCGCCGCCCAGGGCGCGGACGAAGCCGACATCCGCCAACTGCGACCGATCTGGGCACCCACCAAGGAAGCCAGCGACGCCGCCCGCGCCGACTGGTACCAGAAGGTCGCGTCCACCAACCCCGCCTTCGCCGACAGCGACGTGGGCCTGAGCCGCGCCGGCCTGACATGGGACGAGATCGCCGCCCATCGCGCCTACGAGAAACAGCAGCGCACGCAGAACGCCATCGACGAACTACGTGCCAAGATCGCCACCGCCAAGACCGACACGCAGGAGGCCGCAGCCAATGGACAGCAACAGCCTGCCGCTGAGCAACCTCAGCCCGGCGCAGCGTAAAGCGTTCAACGGGCACCTCAACGACATGTGGGACGACTATCAGGACGAGCTCGCCGACCTCATCATCGAAGCCAAGACGATGGTGCCCAACAGCCTCTACTTCGGCGATGATCCCACCACCGAAGCCCGACGCCAACTGGAAGACTACGCGCGCAAGGCCAACCTCATCGCACAGGACTATTACAGGAACGTGCGAGCCGCATGGGCCGAAGCCGCCGGCATCAGCATGCCCGACTACAAGGAGGCGCAGGTCAGCTCGGACCGCGCCTTCTGGCAGATCGTCGGCGGCTACAACAACACCATGCACGTCGGCGCGAAATTCACCGACGTCATCAACGGACGAAGCAAAGCCGGACTGACCATGGATCACCTCTGGGCCATCAACACGCGAGGCTACACCGAAGACGACTGGGCGCGCCTCGCCAAGGACGTCATCAACGAGACCGCACGCCTCACAGGACGGTTCACCGCCCAGAACGACCCCACCCGCCCCAAATACGCGCGAGTGCCCCAAGGCAAGACCTGCGCGTTCTGCGCCATGCTCGCGTCCAGAGGCTTCGTCTATGCCAGCGAGGACACCGCCGGCAAGTGGCACAGGTACCACCACGGCTGCGACTGCAAGATCGTCCCCTCGTGGGGAGAGACCGAGATCGACGGCTACGACCCCGACAAACTCAAGGCCATATACCAGCAGGCAAAGAACGCCGCCAAAGCGGCCGGGGACGGCAGCGATCCCAACACCGTGCTCTCGTGGATGCGCAGCGAATCGCCGGACATGTTCACCGACGGATCGGAATTCGCGCCAGACCTGCGCATCCCGCGAGGCAGCAGACTCGAACAACAACTCGGCGAAGCGTATACCCGCCGCGTCAACCGGCTCCTCAACAAAACCGAGCACAAAGACGCGGCGAGGCTCTGGGCCAAATACGCCGCCCAATACGACATCAAAGAAACACGGCTCCCCAAAGGCGCTTACTTCAGTCCCTCCGACGGCGGCATCCACCTCAACCTCGACACCGTCATGGCCGGAGACAACGCACACCGCCCAGTGCAGAACCTCTTCCACGAAAGCGGCCACATGCTCGACTGGCTACTCGACAAGAACTCGTTCTCATGGGCCCCTCACAACGGCAAACTGTTCAACGACGTGCTCAAAAGGGACGCCCAACGCATATTCGACACCACACAGGCAACCCTCATGGCCGAAGACAAGCCCGCCGGCCGACAAAGCGTCATGAAGGCCATCGCCCGAGAGATCGCGACGAACTCCGCAAAAACCGACCGCAACGTCGAAGACATGCTCCAAGCCGCCCTAGGCGACGACTACCACGGCAGCGTCGGCCACCCCAAAGGCTACTTCCGGCAAAGCGGACAACTCCAATCCACCGAAGCGTTCGCCGAAATGCTCGACGCGCAGATGGCAAACCCCGAAGCATGGCGGCTCATCGCCAACTACTTCCCCGAATCGGCTAAAATGTTCAATACCATGATTCAGGAGGCATTGTCATGAGCGAAGAAGAATACTTCACCCAACACCACAACGACAACACCGACCTGCTCCTACTCGACTACTCCGAACGCTTCGAAACCCCTTACTTCAACATCGAAGACACCGGCGTCACACTAACCGACACGGAGCTGCGTGCCGACCTGCTCCACTGCCTCTACCACAACAAACCCAAAGACCACATCGACCAGCCCAGCCGCAACCTCATCGCACTGGCGCTCGCCGACTGATCCCAGCCCCGGCCGACATCCGCCGGGGCCCGCCAACCGGGCCAAGAGTTTTCAGCCACCCGCACGGGTGGCTTTTTCAATGCCCGGAAAGGGCCCGAACACAAGGAGAACAACCATGTTCCTCAACCTCCAGCACCCCCATATCCGATACATCGCCCCGCCCGCCGAAGGCGGTTCGGACACCACCGACCCCACCCCGCCGGCCAAACCGAACGGCAACGGCGAGGAGACCGACTGGGAAGCCAAATACAAGGAAGCGCTCGGCCACTCGCGCGACTGGGAAAAGAAGGCCAAGGCCAACAAGGCCGCCGCCGACGAGCTGGAAAAGCTCAAGGAATCCCAAATGAGCGAGACCGAGAAGGCCGCCAAGCGCACGCAGGAACTCGAAGCGCAGGTCGCCGCCTACAAGGCCAAGGAACAGCAGGCCGAATGGAAGAAGCAGGTATCAGCCAATACCGGCATCCCGGCCGACGCATTGCGCGGCAGCACCCTAGAGGAGATTCAGGCGCACGCCGACATCCTCAAACCGCTCGTGCACCCAGCGCCGAAGCTGCCGAACGTGCCCAACCCGGCACAGCACCCCGAAGGCAAAACCGCCGACGAACGCGCCAAGGCATACGTGCGCAGCCTCTTCGGCAACAAAGACTAACCGCCACCAACCATCCGAAAGGAAACCATCATCATGGCACTCGACACCAGCAAGGTGCTGCTCCCCAAGGAAGTAGCCACCGTCATCACCAAGCGCGCCAAGGACACCAGCACCATCGCCGCACTGTCCCCGAGCGAACCCCAGCTCTTCCTCGACAAGGAATACATGGTCTTCACCGGCAATTCCGAAGCCGAGGTCGTCGCCGAAGGCGCGCAGAAGTCCAGCTACGAGGAAACCCTCACCCCGGTCGTCGGCAAACGCTTCAAGGTGCAGACCACCACCCGCGTCAGCAACGAGCTCCAGTGGGCCGACGACGACGCCAAACTGGAGATCATCAGCAAGATCATGACCGACCAGGCCGCCGCGATGGGCCGCGTCCTCGACTACGTCGTCTACCACGCCTTCGACCCCAAGAAGAAGACGACCCTCGAAGGCTTCAACGCGCTCGCCAAAACAGCGGTCGGCGTGACGGCCACCGACGATCGCGTCGCCGACATCGACAGCCTCGCCGAGGTCGTCAGCGACGAGTACGACATCAACGGCATCGCCCTGTCCAAGACCATGGCGAACGAGCTGCGCAAGATCCGCGTCCCCTCCACCGGCCAGCGCTTCTACCCGGAAATCCCGATCAACCTTCAGGTCGGCAACCTCGACGGCATCCCGGCCGCCACGTCCGGCACGGTCAACGGCCGGCTCGTCACCCCGGCGACCGGCATCCTCGCCTTCCTCGGCGACTTCCGCCTCATCAAGTGGGGCATGGTGCGCGACATCTGGAGCGAGATCATCGAATACGGCGACCCCGACAACACCGGCAAGGACCTCAAGGGCGTCAACCAGATCGCCTACCGCACCGAGGCCATGTACAGCTACGCGATCCTCGACCCCAAGGGCATCGCCGTGCTCAAGAAGCCGACGAGCACCGGCAGGGCGGGCAAGTGATGGCCGCGCCGCTCACCCAGACGCTCGTAGTGCAGGAAACCGACGAGGCCGACGAGGCCGGCCTGTCCATTCCCGTGCGTCTGGTCAAGCCCGACGGCACCCCGTTCGCGGAAGGCGTCGCGACCATCGCATGGTCGGCCATCACCGGCAAGCCCGGCACGTTCACGCCGCCCGCGCCGACCGCCGGCGCGCGCGGCGGCGTGCTCCAGCAGGCGGCCGAAGCGCAGCTCGCCGCCAGCGCCGACTCGTCGGCCATCATCGCGAAGGTCAACTCCACGCTGACCAAGCTCAAGGCCGCCGGCCTGCTCGCCTAAGGAGACCCCGCATGGACGGATACCCCAGCACCCCGCTCAACCTGTCCGACGGCACAACCGTGACGCAAGACGGCGGGGGAGAGGACGAAACGGACGACGAGAAGCCGTTCGCGCAGGCCGGCGACCTCGAAGCCCGATGGCACGCGCTCACCGGCGACGAACGAACCCGCGCCGAAGCGCTGCTCGCGGACGCATCCGACCTGATCCGCACCACATGCCCCCAATGGGCCAACGCCAAGCCGGCCACGTTGAAGCGCATCGCCTGCATGGCCGTCAAACGAGCCATGCAGGCCGGCCCCGACATGTCGGGCGTCACCCAATCCACCCAGACCGCCGGCAGCTACAGCGAAAGCCTGAGCTACGCCAACCCCGCCGGCGACCTCTACCTCACCACGAGCGAGAAGGAAGCCCTGGGCGGCGACGGCGAGGCATGGTCCTACGACATGGCCGGAGGCACGGCATGAGAGGCGAGACCATCACCCTCATCCACCGCACCCCGGCCGGCCATGATCCCGGCGGCGGCATCATCTGGAACACCCGCGAGGAACAGGTGGACGACGTGCTCATACAGGACGGCAGCCAGTCGAACTCCACCGACCCCACCCGCCCCGACGGCATCCGCACCGCCAAAACCATCCACATGCCCCGCGCATGGCCCTACCGGAGCCTGCGCGGTGCCAAGGCGGTCATCGACGGCGTCGAATACACCGTGATCGGAGACCCCCGCCCCTACACGGGCGGCATCACCCCGACCCGATGGAACCTCACCGTCGAACTCGCCGACACCAGAGGATAGGAGACCGGCACATGGCAAAGGTAAAACTCAACCTCGCCGGCTTCCGCCAAGTCCGCCAATCCGCACCCATCCAGCAGGCCATCGACCAACAGGCCACGCTCATCGCCGCCCGCGCCAACAGCATGGCACAGGTCGAAGGCGCGACCTACGAGGCCGCAACCCATGTCAGCACCCCCAAAGGCAGCGTCGCGCTCGCCACGACCGGGCACGGCTCCGAAGGCAACGTGAATGCGATGGCGGACAACGCGAAACACAACACGCTGCTCAAGGCGGTGAAACGGCGATGAGCCTCAACCTCGAAAAAACGGTCAAGGACTGGATCGACGCCGACCCCGACGGCGACGGCCTGACCGCATACCTCGAAGTGCCCGCCGACCGGCCCAGGCGGCTCGTCACCATCGAGCGCGTCGGCGGCAACGAGAACGAATACAGCAGCCACCCCACCCTCGCCATACAGGTATGGGCGGAAAGCCGATGGCAGGCCGCCCAGCTCGCCACCGGCACGCTGCTGCCCCGACTGCTCGACCTCGACCTGCTCGACCCCATCGCCGCCGTCAGCGTGGAAAGCGTCATCGACTTCCCCGACCCCGGCCCGCCGCCCCAGCCCCGATACCAGATCACCATCCATCTCGACACCGCCACCCAATAAGCGCCGCCGGCATCACGAAAAGGAACACCAATGTCCGAAACCAACCACAACAACAAGAAAAACGTCAGCCTCGGCAAGCCCAAGAAGACCGGCTGCCTCTACTACGCGCCCGCCGGCACCGCACTGCCCGCCGACGCCACCACCGCCCTGACGGCAGCCTACACCTGCGTCGGCTACCTGTCGGAGGACGGCGTCACCAACGCCACCGACACCGACACCACCGACATCAACGAGATGGGCGGCATCAAGGTACTGTCCGAGATCAGCGGCTACGGCGAGACATGGCAGTTCAACATGATCGAAACCAACGAAGCCAGCCTCAAACTGCGTTTCGGCACCGCGAACGTCACCGGCACCGCCGACAAGCTCACCGTCTACCACGCCATCCCGTCCGGCGAAAGCCTCGTGCTCGTGTTCGAGATCGCCATGACCGGCAACCGCGTCAAGCGCATCGTCGTCGCCGACGGCACCATCACCGAATTCGACGACACCACCTACAGCGCCGGCGACGCCATCGGCTACGGCGTGACCATGAGCGCCAACCCCAGCGACCTCATCAACGGAGCCACCAGCGTCGAATACATCGCCAACGTCACCACCGCCT